GAAGATTTCTGGTTACCCAGAAGAGAAGGTGGAAGAGGAACTGAAATTACAACATTACCAGGTGGACAAAATCTTGGTGAACTTACGGATATTGAATATTTCCAGAAAAAACTTTATCGATCATTGGGTGTACCTGAGACAAGAATTGCAGGTGGTGGAGATGGATTTAATTTGGGTAGATCATCTGAAATTTTAAGAGACGAACTAATGTTCTCTAAATTTGTTGGAAGATTGAGAAAAAGATTTTCAAATCTCTTCAATGATATTCTTAGAACTCAACTTATTCTAAAAAATATTGTATCCCCAGAAGATTGGGATAGAATGTCTGATCATATTCAATATGATTTCCTATATGACAATCATTTTGCAGAACTTAAAGAGGCAGAACTTTTAACTAATCGATTAACTCTTGCAACTACAGTTGAACCTTATATTGGAAAATATTATTCTACTGAATATGTTCGTAAAAAAATACTCCGTCAAACAGATTCAGAAATTATTGAAATTGACATGCAAATTGAAGATGAGATTGCAAAGGGCATTTTACCTAATCCAAATGCTCCAGTAGATGAAAATGGAAATCCTTTACCTCCAGAACAAGGACAAGATATTCAACAGGGTGCGAGTGGAGAAGTTCCAATGGAACCTTCAATTGATACCTCAACATTAGAAATTCCAGCACCCAAGGGTGGAAAAATATAAATAGACTTATAAGTATAAACTAATTTTATGGAAGAACTTATCGATTTGATTGCCACTGATGGAACAGCATCAGATATTTCAGATAAAATTAAAGAAATGTTATATACCAAATCTGTAGAAAGAATCGATTCGGTTCGACCAGAAATCGCTTCTTTAATGTTTGGTGGTGAATATGAATCTGGAGATGAATAATGGCAACAAAAATTATTCAAGATGGCAATATTCCCAGAATTGCACCAGCAGTTGGAGTTGCATCCACTAGTATTCCTATTGTACTTAAAAGTGGTTATTTAAGAATCACTGTTGGATCAACTTCTGGAATATATGGTGGACACATTAAGATTGGAAATGATCCTGTAGCAACTCAGAATGATTTTCACGTCACTTCATATGAAGTCGATGTAATTAAAGAAATTATGAAGCGGCAAGTAATTGCTGGAATAACAACTGGATCTACAACTAAATTGATTTTTGCTCAGAATTCAGGTAATCCATTTACAGTAAGTGATTATGTGTCCATAGAGAATGCTCCAACTGTTGGACTTAATACGACACATAAGCAAATTCTTTCACTAGATGATTCTTCTATAACAATTGATTTTGATAGTTCTTCTATTACATCACCCAATGTTACTGGTTCATCAGTAGCAAGAAGTGTAAAGGTTTCATGTTTATCATTTGAACCTAACACATACTTTAATATCTCAGAAGTCGTTACTCTAGTATCAGAATAAGATGAAACTCATCACAGAAGAAGCACAAAAGGTTAGTTTTATTACAGAAGGTAAGGGTACAAACAAAAAAATGTTTATTGAAGGTATTTTCCTTCAAGGTGACATTTGTAACAGAAATGGAAGAATGTACCCAATGCAAACTCTCTCTAGAGAAGTAAAGAGGTATACAGAATCATTTATTAATAAAGGTCGTGCCTTAGGTGAACTTGGACATCCCTGTGGTCCAACTGTAAATCTAGATAGAGTGTCCCATAAAATTGTATCTCTTACTTGCGAAGGATCTAATTTTAGAGGTAAAGCACAACTTCTAGAAACTCCAATGGGTAAAATTGCAAAATCACTTATAAATGAAGGAGTCACTCTTGGAGTTTCTTCAAGGGGGGTTGGTTCATTAAGTATGACAAATGAAGGTCATAAAATTGTCGGTCAAGACTTTATGCTTGCAACTGCTGCAGATATTGTAGCAGATCCCTCTGCACCTGATGCTTTTGTTCAGGGAATTATGGAAGGTAAAGAGTGGGTTTGGGAAGGTGGAATTCTTCGTGAAAAAATCGCAGAACAAACTCAACGCAGAATTAATACGCTAGTTGACCAAAAAAGACTTGAAGAACATAAGTTGAATCTTTTCAACGAGTTTCTTTCAAATCTTTAATTTATAAATAAATATAGATTATAACACAATCAATCTAAAAATGTCCGTTGGTAGAAATTTACAAGAGATGGAAAACGTAGTAACCAAAGGAGCAAAGCCCGCAGAACCAATGCCAAAGTTGACTACAGGAATTCCTGATGGTCAAAAAGCTGGCTGGGAAGATTTAGGTGGCCCTACTCCAGAAAATTATCGTCCAGATGACGATTCATCTAAATTAAAGGATTCTGCAACTGTTTTGGCTCAAGTGAAAAATGTGGTCAATAAGGGTGCAAAAGCAGCAATGCCTATGCCTAAACTAGCTTCTGGTGCTGTTAAGCAAGCAGAAGACGTAGAATATGATGAAGATGAAGAACTATCAGAAGCTTCCGAAGAAGATAACGAGGAAGTAGTTGCTGAAGCTGCCGACGAAGAAAAAGAATCATCCGAAGGTGGAAAGGATGAGGGTGGTAAGCATAAAGAAGGTAAGCATAAGAAAGGTAAGGAAGAAAAGGGTGAAGGTTCCGATGGCGGCGATGATGGAGAAGATGATGACATGAAGGAAGAGTTTGACATCGAAGAAGATGTCAATGCCCTTCTAGAAGGTGAGGAACTTTCAGAAGAATTCCAAGAAAAAGCACGTACAATTTTTGAAGCCGCTATTAAGACTAGAGTTTCTGAAATTAAAGAGCAACTCGTACAAGTTTATGAGAATAAACTAATCGAAGAAATTCAAGAAATTAAAGAAACTCTGGTTGATCGTGTCGATGCGTATCTTGAGTACGTTGCTGACGAGTGGATTCAGGAGAATACACTCGCAGTTGAGCACGGTCTCAAGACTGAAATGACTGAGTCATTCCTCACTGGAATGAAGCAACTTTTTGAAGATCATTATGTAACAATCCCTGAAGATAGATATGATGTAATAGAGAGTATGGTAGATAAACTTGATGAAATGGAAGCAAAACTCAACGAGCAAATCGAAAAGAATGTTGCTCTCAATAGAAGATTAGCAGAGTCAGTTGCTGATGTAATTTTTGCAGATGTCACTGAGGGTCTCGCACTTTCTCAGAAAGACAAACTCGCTTCTCTTGCTGAAAATGTTGAGTTTGATGGTGAAGAGAACTATCGTGAGAAACTAGTAACTCTGAGGGAATCATATTTCCCAACAAAAACAACTAGTGCTCAAAGAGAAATGACTGAGACTTTGTCTGAAGGAATTGAGTATTCAGACCAACCACAAGTAGGTGGTATTATGGAGAGTTATCTCTCAGTTCTCAGTAAAATTTCTAAAAAGTGATTTATAGATTATAAAAAAAATCAAACTAACTTTTTTAAAGAGGTAAAATCAAATGCAGATGTTCAATGCAGAACAATTGCAGGAGAAGTGGGCACCAATCCTTGACTACCAAGGAATGGATCCGATCAAAGATTCACATCGTAGAGCGGTAACTGCCATCCTGCTAGAAAACCAAGAGAGAGAACTTCGTGAGGAGCGTGAGTTCCTGTATGAAGGTCCAAATATGTCCACTGGTTCCAGTGGAGCTACTGCTGGATTCAGCGGTAATGCAACTCCAGCTGGACCTGTTGCAGGTTTCGATCCAGTTCTGATCTCATTGATCAGACGTTCAATGCCTAATCTGGTTGCATACGACCTTGCTGGCGTACAACCAATGAACGGACCTACTGGTCTTATCTTCGCAATGCGTTCGAGATATGGTTCACAGAGCACCAGTGCTACTGAGGCATTCTTCGACGAAGCAGATACCGCATATTCATCTCAGGGAACTTCCCGTGCTGAAAGTGGTCTTGGATATGGATACACTCAGAATGAGGGTACTGGTACGACCACCGGTGGCGCAGTTGGTTTCGGAACCACTGCTGCTCAATCTGGTAGCAATCCTGCCCTTCTCAGCCCAGATTCAAACGCACAACAGTTAGCATATAACGTTGGTCGCGGTATGGATACTGAGGATGCAGAAAATCTTGGATATAGTAATAATGAGTTCAACCAGATGGCCTTCACAATCGAGAAGGTCACTGTTACTGCTAAGAGCCGTGCTCTGAAGGCAGAATACTCATTAGAACTTGCTCAAGATCTTAAGGCAATCCACGGTCTGAATGCTGAAGCGGAATTAGCAAACATTCTCTCAACTGAGATTCTTGCTGAAATCAACCGCGAAGT